TCAAGAACACGAAGCAAGGAAAGGAGCTGAACGCAGTCATTCTCAGAGAGCATAGGGGATCGAGAAAGAAACCACAACACGTCGCCAAACGTATTGCGTGAATAAGAAACCCGCTTGGAAGAGAGAAGAGAAAGAAGAACGTACAGGATTTCATCGAAGGAAACAGCAACATAAAGAGGTTCGAGAAGCACATAACTACGGATTGCGACGAAGGAGCGAGGGCCCGAAGATAAACAACGCAGAATGATCGAGGTAGGATCGGGCGGAATCACAGTATCATCACGCTTTTCAGTAGTAGGCAGAGGAGGAGCTGGAGGAAGGGCAAGATCGATAGCATTGATGCGAATAAAGGATTCAGCAAGATATTTGCGTAAAGATAGTTTACTAGGAAGACCAGCACCAGAATAGACAGAAACAGAAGTAAAACCAGGAGCAGAAAGGGAACCTACAAAAGATGGAGGTTCAACGTTGCCGTCGCGTTTAAGGACATAAAGAGGATCGGCACGAGAGGCACGTTGAACATAGGTGTTAAGTTGAGGTACGAGATTCATGGTGGACAAAATCACTCGTAGGTTAAGTGAGTTTTAACCGCACCTCAACTTTTAAGCATACATTATATCACGACTAATCGCCCTCTTTCCCTTACGGGAAGAAGAGAGCTTTCTTGCATTTCGGTGGTGATAGAGAGCCACTGAGCTTCATTAATATGGGTCCAACTGACAACAGCGTCGAGAATCATCTCAGCCTCGTCGTAACAGACATTCTTAAGTATAGCGGTCGCAACAATCACATTTTGCCAACCGATGGCTTCCCAAAGCATAACAGTATCACGAAGAGAATTCTGATAGACAGCAAAACTCTTGTATCCGTTATTAAGGTTGCCGAAAGCGTCATAGTAAACGGGGGAGCGATAGGCAAGAATCTTACACAAAACGCGATGCGCGTTCGGAACAAGTAAACCGTCGCACATAACCATACCACAGAACTCGCCCACTTCAAGCATAAGTAGCACAACGCGTAGGATGCTGAAAGTCTCCCAGTGATACTTGAATTCAACGTCGAGAATGAGTTGACCCTGACAAAACAGACCATCGTCGCCTTTATATATGAGAAGGAATTCACCGTTGCCGCGCGCAGAACTAAATAGGACCACTTTCATAACCACCCCATTAAGCCATAGAGTGGCAGGTTCACCGGACAATTTCTCCGTATCCGTAATCAGGAGAAAACTGCCATCAGCGGTGCGGAGGACTGCACCCACGCGGAATCTGTAATAGTCACCGATGAGACTTTCGATATGATCGCTCCCGCCAACAAGCATACGAATGTAAGAGCGTTCGAGATACTGCGTGGTAGCATCTTGATTAGAGTCAAACTCGATGGCGTCAGCAATGAGTTTATCGACCGGAAAGCGACAGAGTTGGCGCATACGAATAGCAACATCGCGAGCAAAGCGAGGAAAAGGTATACCATTGTCGGTGGCAACGTAAGCAAGGTCGTCTTTACGATCGGTGGCCGAATCGTAGGCAGCAAGACAGCGGATGAGAATGCAAAACTGAATAAGAAGCGCGGTAGACCAAGCACTTATACCCTGAGCAGCCTTGTCGAACTTCGGACTTTTCGTACTGACGAAGGGTTTAAACGATTGTTTCATGAAAAAGTTGACCTGAGCGACGCTATTATACTCCCAACTACCTTCGCCGTCGAACCGTTCGAAGTAGTGTTTGGTATTTGCGTCGAGGAGGAATTCAGAAGCAATGCGTAAACCTTCAAGATCGAGGAACTCAGCAAAAGTCATGTGAGGAGTCTTACAGAACAAAAAGTAACGTAAGACAGCAGCGTCGACGAACTTCTCCATTTGAGGTGCGGG